CACGGAGGCCAGGACGGAGAGCCCGGCCAGGTTTGCAATGATGGGGGTGCCCATCAATCACCCGCCGGGGTGAGGTTGAGGATCCCGTTGATCCTATCCCATCGGCAAGTGTAGGGGCCGCCGTCCGATACCGTGGAAACATCCGGCTCCATACATCCCAGGAGGATGGAGGTGCCTTTGGCTCCGGTATCTTTGAGGATCACAACCAGGCCCACGGTGGTGCCGGTTGGGACGGATGAAAATGTGAGATCATCGGCCAGGAAAAGGTTGGCCTCCGTGATGGTTTTGCCCGTCAAAGGGCTCTCCATGATTTGGGCCTCATCGGGGATATCCGTTTGCACGGATTCCCCGGTGAGATCCGGAACATATCCCGCGGCGGCATCAATGAGGAGGATATGGATATCATCATTGACGAGATCCACATTTCCCAACATGAGGGCCCGGAGGCCCGCGGTGTATATTCCGGCTCCCATTATTTGGCCTTTTTGAGCGGGATGATGCGGATGGCGGAACCACCAAATGAGCGGGGTTTGGCCAAATCTTCGGCCAAATCTTCGGGCATTTCAAAATCATCACCGGCGGAATAAACGGCACCACCGAAATGGATTTCCTCAAGTGCCTCAACCTTGATTTTTTTTACATCGGCCACGGTAATTTCCTTTTTCAAACGGTTGATAGAAAGAAACCGGGGAGGGGATCCTCCCCGGCTCATTGGTCAATTAGGCAACGGTTGCACGGACAAACGCATCGGGTTGGTGGAATCCGAACATGGGCGAACTTTCCAGGGCAACATGGCCCTGGCGGCCCGACTCCTCAACATAGATGTGGGGGAACTTTTCGCCCACAAATGTGCCGTGTTTGAGATTGAAGATGGGGCCATAGTGCATCCGGAGATCCGCGGCCTGGCTTCCAACAATCACATTGTTGGTATCAATGAAGTTTACAACGGAGCCGCCCGCGTTTGTATACTGGCCCTGGTAGGAGTAGAGATCCAGGTTGATGCCCGCATATCGGAAGGTGCCCAGGAATGTGGCATTTTGTTCCGCGAGTTGAACGGGGTTGATTGAACCCATTTCCATCTTGCGGTTGTCCAGGTACTTGAGCACATTGGCATCCGCCAGGAAAAGGTTGGCCGCATTCTCACCCATGATGGCAAGGGTTGAGGAGGGAGCACCAACCGCACGGGGCTTTTTGCACCATGCCTGGAGTTGGGAAATCTTGTTTCCGGTGGAATCCCACTTATCACCGCCGGTGAGGGTGATGAGGTTGTTGGAATCCATTTGGAAATCAACATAATAATCAACCGCGGCACCGATCACATGGAGTTTGCCGGTTTGGAGGGCTTCCGCAACCTGGAACTCCTGGAGATTGATGAGACGATCCTGGAGATCATTGAGCCAACCCATCACAAGTGCATCCTGGCGGGCACGGGGAGATCCACCATTGATGGGGTTCTCTCCGGGGAGTCTTTCCAGGATCACATTTTCCGCGGTATAGTCGATTTCTTCCGCGACATAAGGGGCAACATGGAGTTGAGTGGAATACCCACGCTTTGCCACCTTGCCGGGGTTCTCCGTGCGGTTGATGTACGCGGCAACCTTGCGGCCACCCTTCACAACATCAATGGACACAACGGGAGTGGTGTGGGTTTTGATACCCTTGATGAAAAGGCCCTGGAGAAAGGTGAGCGGGCGGGCCTTCTGCTCCATGGCCTCAACCATGGATTGGGGAGTGTAGATTGTCGAGAGATCCATAATCTTTTTTCCTCTTCTTTCGGGTGGTGGTTAGACGGCGGAAACCGTGCGGATGTAGATGCCGAGATCCCGGAGGCCGTCCTTAATGGATGCCAGGGTGTGAGCCGTGCCGAGAGTAAGTTTTGCGCCATCAACTTCCGCGGCGATGAGGACGGGGGCCACCTTATCGGCGGAGGTTGCATCCGTATCCTCCAGGAGGATGCAGAACGGAACCTGGGAGCCATCAACGGCGGCACTCAAAGACTTGAGGAGTTTTCCGCCGGTGGTGATCTTCCCCATCACGGTGCCACGCACCAGGGAACCCGCGCCGGAGGCGATGGTTGCGGAATCGGTGATGTATTCACCATTTGCGAGAATGAGGCCATCCGGAGTCATGGAATCGGTAACGGTATCAAGTGCCATGGGGCACCTCCATTTTGGAAAGGGTGGTTTATTACTTCACTTTGTCCGCGGCGGCGATGAGGCCCGCAACGGTGGCACGGTGCTCCGCATTGGCATCCGGCTCAATAGCCGCGCCATTTCCTTCCGCGATTCCCGCGGCAACGGTTGCCAGGGCTTCCGCACCGCTTGCAACGGCGGCGGCGGGGGCGGCCTTGAGGACGGCGGCCAATACCACACCCTGGAGGGTTTCGGCGGTGGCGGCGGGGTTGAACTTCTCCGCGGTGATCACGGCGGCCACGGCGGCACGGACGGAATCGGGAGAGGTTGCGGCCAGGGCGGAAATGCCCTCAATGGCCTGGATGCGGTTGCGCTCCGTTTCGGCTCCGGCGGTGATGCCATCCATGCGGCCCGCGGCAAAAATTGCCTCAAATGCCTCCGGGTGCTCCGCCTTCATTTCTTCCATGTTCATGGTTGCCCCTTTCATGGGTGTATTGGTTGCCATGGTTTTTTTCTTTTTGGGTGTGGATCCCGGTGTGCACGCGGCATTGATGGATCCAATGAGTGCATCCAGGGTGGTGATGGTATCAATCATGCCCGCGCCCATGGCCCGATTGGCGGCCATCATTCCGCCCTGGCCAAAGGAGGAGGCCACGGTTTCGGCGGAAACCCCGCGATTGGTGGCCACGGTATCCATGAAAACCTGGGCCAAATCATCCAGGACGGTTTGAACGGATGCCCGCCCGCTCTCCGTGGATATGTCGGGCCGTTTCATGGGGGATTGAGAGGAAACTATCTCCGTGCGGCGGATGCCTTTGGCACTATCCGCCCCGGTTGAATCCGTATAGGTTGCCACCACCCCGATGGATCCCACCTCACCCGTATCAACGGAGTGGATGGAATGGGCGGCGGATGCAATCCAATATCCCGCGGAGGCGGCCATGCCATAGACAAAGGCCCGCACGGGTTTGGCGGAGGCCCGCACCATGGCGGAGAACTCACTCACTCCGGTGATGTTGCCCCCAGGTGTATCCATGAGGAGTATGATCTCCTGCACGGCGGGATCCGCCTGGAGTGCCTTGAGATCGGCGGTGAGATTATCAATGGAGGTGAGGCCGGAAACATCGGAAAAGAGATCCGCGCGGGGGATGATGGGGCCATCAACAAACATGAGGCCCGCGGATCCCTGGCGGTATGAGTAGGATGTGCCATCCACGGGAGTGCCGAGATCCGCCGCCATGGCGGTTTTTGATCCTGCATCCGCGGCATGGAAAATGGCATAATCTTCCGCGGAGATTTCGCGGGAGAGGGCGGAGAGAATACCCTGGAGGGCATCCGGTGTGATTGCCCACCGGCTCCGTTCAACCTCCGCCATGAGGCGGGTGTATTGTCGTTTTTGGCTCATTGCAAAAATCTCCGGTTTCAGTTAATATACAACGGATGCACGGAAAGTGCATCCCCCGTATAAAATTTATGGTGCGGTGCTCTCCCCGGATCCATCATCCGTGCCATCCGGCGGTTGGTTGCCCTCCCCATCCGGTTGGTGGTTTGGCTCCTGGGGAGCCGCGGCACCGGGTGCAATTGGCACCTCCAGGCCCAGGGCATCCAGGTGATCCGTTTCACGGCGGAGCCTATCCATGGATCCGGCCCACCGGCCACCATGATCCGCCGCGTATTCCTGTTCATAGGTCGAGAGCCGTTTTTCAATTTTGAACGCGGATGCCTGGGCTTCTTTGAGCGGATCCAATTGGCCCATGCCGGGGCCAACCCATCCGCATGAACACCAGGCCGCACGGATGGCGGGATCCTCCCAAAATCCGGGGCACTCAATGCGGCCACGGGCCACGGCCTCCTCCAGGAATGCCTCATATATCGGTTGGTTAAAATTACGGGAGAGCCACGCGCGGCGGGATCTCCAAAATTTCCATGCCTCAATGATGGCACCGCGGGAGGCGGAATATGAGGATTCAAATTTGAGGAGCAATTGTTCCCGCGGGATTTCGCACGCGGCGGATATTTGGGTGACAAGGGCCTCAAAAAAGGCCGGGAATCCGTTGTTGGTACGGTTGGGATCCGCAATGGTGATATCCTTATCATCATCCAGGTACGCCACATTTCCATGGCCCAACTCCACATCAAACTCCGCTCCAACCGTTTTCTCCTCCGGTGGTGCCTCCGGGCCCCATGCTCCGCCACCTCCCAGGGTTTCGGGTGGGGTGAAAGGTTCCTGGAGAGTGCCGCCCATGCCGGATTTATCCCGCACAAAAACCGTGAAGAATGAAGAAACCAAATGGGCCATCAATTCGGATTCCGTTAAACGGCTCATTTGTTTCATGGTTTCCAGGACGGGTGCCAACAAAGGCATGCCGCGCCGTTGCCCTATCCGCTCAAAATCGGCCAATTGGAAAGCCTGGCGGCGGCCATTTTTATCCGTCACATCCACGCGGGTGGTGGTGTTGAGGCCGGAATAGTCCGTGGGATATCCGGATGCAATGTGGAACGCTACCACCTCACCGGAAACGGTTTCAATGCCGGAGATGATATCCGGGCCGGATGCCGTGGTGTATCCAGTATCGGGGATATTATCCGGGTTCCGCACCAAATCACCCTCCACCATTTTCACGCGGAGCCGGTACGGCCATCCCTTGAGGTTGGATTTTTTCCAGGGGAGGAGGAAAAAGGCATCCCCGTTCATCATCACGGAGAGCACCATGAGGGCCTGCATTTCAAAAAAATTGAGGCGGCCCGAAAAATCGGCCTGGGGAGAGGTGGCCCACAAATCAAACTCCCGTTGGGTATTCCGCACCCAATCCATGGCCTCCTCATCGGTGAGGCCCAGGAACCGTGCATCCACGGAGGGTTGGGCCAGGAGGCCCGCACCCACTATGTTGGTACGGCACCGCCGGAGGGCGGCAACCATCAACGGGGTGTTCATATACATATCACGGGAGAGAGCACGGGATCCGGAGATTTTGGGGGCGGTATCTCTATCCGGGGAGCGGCCAACGGCGGCCACACCCTTCATGGATTTCCGGGAGGAGTTGGGGGTGATGTATCCACCCTCCTCAAGGGCGGCCATGGCCATCCTGGCCCCCGCCCGTTTCTTCAATGCCATGGGATCAAAATATCCAATGGCCTTATCAATGAGATTGAGGGAGATTTTGGGATGGTTCATTGGTTCCTCATGGCATCCGTGGAACTATCCGTTGGATACGGAGAGCCCCACCGCGGGTGAGTTTGTTGAGATCCATTTGGAGGCGGGTGATATAGTCGGCAATGATGCCGAGATCCGCGCGGGTGAGGGTGCGGTTTCCGATGGAATAGGATTGGGCCCCGCCCAATATGGCGGCCTCCGCCTGGATATACGCGGCCAGGCGGGTTTTTGTAAGGGCCAACCGATCACTCATAATTTGATTCATGGATTTCTCCAGGTATAGGGATCAATCTGTAATATAATCAAAGGCCGGGAGATCCGCGCCTCCGGGTTTTTTGTTGCGGTTTCATGGGCCGCGGTTCCTGGTATCCCTCCGCACCCACGGCACGCACGGATCCACTCATCTCCGCCATGATGTTGGCCCGGTGTTCCAGGTTTGGGTTGAATACGCGGAACGCGGCAAAGGCATATCCGCGGCAATCCAGGGGCTCATTTCGCACCCCCGCACGGCAATCCCAATATAGAACCGTTTTCCCTCCAACCCGTTTGGTTTTTTTGCTCTCCGCGGTGAGGCCGCTGAAATGCTTTTCGGAGTATTGATCCGCAATCGGGAAATGGCAATATCCTGGGCCCGGTGCATCATTTTGGAGATCGGCATATACTTGATCCTTGATCTCATCAACCCAGGCCACAAAATCCCAGGTGTGGTATTTTTCGGTTCTCCTCTTTGGCCGTTCCACAAATCCCTTTCCCCATCCGGATCTCCCCCGCACGGGGAAAACCCGTTGGCCCTCATGGGTGCGGCAAAAAACATGGACAACCTCCGCCCGAAATCCGGTATCAATGAGGGTGCACTCAACCCGGAACCGGGTGCCGCACTCATGGATATATGTGGTTTGGAGGGCCTCATGCAGGAGCGTCCACGCGGTGGGTTGCCCGTTTGAATCCAGGCCATGGAGATCCCCAATTCTATCCGTGGCACCATACAAAACATGGTATCCCAGGCTCCAGGTTTCCCCGCCAATCCCGAAACCCACCACCTCCATCTCAATTCTATCCTCCTGGATATCGGCACCGGCCACAATGGAGAGCACCCCGGAGGGGATGTTGGATCCGTTGATGCCCACATCATATTCCTCCCGCCGGGCATAGAGCCAACCGGCGGATATATCCTGGCCCGCGGCGGAGTAGGTTTCCCCCAGGGTTTGGTTGATGAACACCTGGAGGAGGGCCTTATCCCGTTTCCTCCGATACTCAAAGAACTCCGCAACTGCATCCCTCCAGGAGAAAAACCCCAGGGGAGAATACAGGGATGAGATGTGGAATGAAACCACGGTGGCATCCTCATCCGCCTCAACCGGAGATCCGGGGGATCCCTTCTCCGTGAGCCACCGGCCCGCGGTGAGCATGGCGGTTTTTTCGTGCTCATCAATACGGGCCCCGCACGCGGGGCAATCCGCCCACACATCCACGGGGTTGCCGGATCCATCCAACTCCTCCCCATATTTGATCATCTCCCATTTGAGCCAAAACCAGGTTCCTCCGGTGAGGTGCTCCGGGTTGCAATGGGGGCATGGTAGATAGTACCGTTCCTGGGTGCCGTCCTCAAATGCCGGTTCAATGGTTGATGTTTCTTTAAATTTGGGAGTTGAGAGCCGGAACCGCTTGCCCCATGGAAAATTGACCTGGCGTTTTTTCACCATGGCAACGGGGGATCCCTCCCCATCAATGGATCCCTTGAATGAATCCTCCTCATCAACCATGGCATCCCGGATGGATTTGGAGCGGAGGAACGCGCCGGAGTTGGAGCCGCCCAACACAATGAACCCGCCGGGGAATCCTTTGTTGGTGGTTTCATTGGCCAGGTGTTTGGGTTTGTCCGGGCCCAGGAGGGTTGCCACCTGGTGGCACTCCCGGATATTGGGTTCAAGTTTTTGGGTGGCAAAATCGGTGGCCGCGTCCTCCGTCCTCTGCACATACATCATGGGGCCGGGGTTTTGATCGGCACCATACAGTATCCAATTGATGCAAACCTCCGTGAAACCCAATTGGGCACCCTTCATGGCCACCACTTCACGGGCAATGGAATCCGGAGAGAGGCACCGCATGATCCTTTTGAGGAAAGGAAAACGGGAGGTTCTCCACCGGCCCGGTTCCGATGAGGTTTCCGATGGGAGGAAACGGTGGAGATCGGCCCAGGTATCCAACGGGATCCTGGTGCGGGGTTTGATCCCCTCCGCCCATGCGGATGCCAGGCGGAGGAGTTTGCCGCGTGCCGTTGTTTCCGCCTCCGGGGTTGCCGGTGCAGATAGACGGCGGGAGGATGTGGGATTATTCTTTTTTCCCATGGCCGTACCTCTCCAACTCCGCCAATGGTTCAAGTGCCGCGGAGATCTCCCGCTCCATGATGGCGGCAATCTTGCGCCCATCCTTCTCCGCGGCCAGGAGAGGGGCCAGGCGGGGTGCCATGGCCATCAATGTGCCGCGGGTTTCAATCGCGATGGAGCGGAGGAAATCCCCCACCACCTCAACCTCCACCAGGAGGCCGCGGGATTGTTGCAATTCCAAATCCGCTTTTGCGATGGCCAATTTTTCTTTCCGGAGTTTGGCCGTGGCCAAATCATAAACACCATCCGCCGCGGATCCCATCTCCCCCGGCTCCTCATCCTCATCCGGATCCTTTGGCGGAACAAATTTGGGACGGCGGCCACCGGCGGTGGGATCAAAACCGGGGTTTTGTTCCTTGATGAACCATTGGGGCCACTTCTCCGGCCTCATTCTCCGGATGAACGCGGCACCCTCCGCCTCCCAATTGATGAGGGCAATGGGTTTTTGGCCTGGTTTCCGCATCCACCGGAGGGATGATTTGCGGATCAACCCGGCGGATTTGGCCTGGCTCACCGCTCCGGGAGTCACCTGGCACCGATCACAAAACTCTTTCACCGTCACATATTGCTCCGGTTGGGTGTTTATGATGGCAATTCCATCCTCACCCGGTGCCAAAACCGCCATGAAATCCTCCAGGATTGTGCAAACTCTATGCAAATTTAGTGGGAAACTATTGAAATATCCCCACAAATATACATAATTGTGGGCCTATTTATACAAATGTATATCAAAACGGGGGCGGGTGCTAAAGATAGGGAGGAAAGCAAGAAAACGGATGGGCCGGTGAATATGGGGGCCGGAGGGTGGTGCGGATTGGCGGAAAATGGCCCTGGTGTTTAGGAATCGCCATTTTGCTAAAATTTGTGAAGAATCGCGGGCTCGCCGTGACC